CATAGCAGCAATTACTAAAAGAGCAGTGTTTGCAAATGCAGGAGTAGGCCTTCAAAAATTTACAGCTCAACAAAATGCAATTTATGGTGGAGCAATGAATATAACAAATTCAATTATGTCTTACCAACAATACAGACAACAAAGAGATTTTGCAGAAAAAGGATTGTTATAATAAATGAAAGTACCTAAGTTACAGAAACAATACTTACCAATACAAAGTGGTATAGGTATACAATCAGGTGACCCTGGAGCATTTACTGCAGGTATAGGACAACTTGGTCAAAAAATAGCTGATGTCTTAGGGCAACAATATAATATAAAACTTAGCAAACAAAATAGAGTTAGAATAGATGGTGAAAAATTACAAGCAAAAACAGAATTTTATAATTTAAATGACCAATATAAAGAGGATTTAAAAGCTAATACTTTAGGAACTTTAAATCCAAATGAATTTCAAGGAATATATGAAAAAAGAGTAAATAAGTTTTTAAAAGATTCTACAAAAAAATATCACTCACAAACAATGGCAGAAGTGCAAGGTGAATTAATGTGGGAATCACGTTTAGTATATGACGAAATAAGAGATATTACATCATCATTGCAACAAACAAAAAATAAAGATTTATTTATAAATGAAACTGTACCTCTTTATAGAAAAAGATATAATGAAAAATCAACACCAGGTGGTATTAATGCTGACTTTCAAAGTTTTATTATTGATTTAAATGCTATGAAAAACAGTTTGTCAGCAGAAGAATTTGATGAATTGCTAGAAAATAATAGATATGAAGCTGATAAAGCATTATTAAGTTTAAACATAAAAACAAAAATGCGAGAACAATTAGAGCTAGACAATGTTCCTGAATCTCTTATCAACGATAGAATGGATGAAGGAATAAGTTTATTAAAAATGATAGAAGAATTAGAAACTAATGGTATAACAACATTAGATACAAAAGAAAAATTATCACCAGACAATCCTGTTGTTAAAAAGATGATAGACGATATTACAGAAGAATTAGATGCTTACAATAAAGCTACTGAAAAACAAGAAAAATTTAAAGTAAATCAGGCAAAAACAACAATTCCTGATTTGATAGACCAATACGACAAAGCAGAATCATATGCCGATATGAAAAGAATTAGTCAAGAAATTGATAATGCAATGAATGATTTGCCTTTAGATGAAAGAGCTAAATATGATAAGCTTGTTAAAAATGAAGTTGCAGAAACTGAAAGGTCAAAAAAACTTTATAGATTATTGTTAGATTCTGCAAATCAAGGTTTATACGATGATTATTTCCACGATAAAGTTTTAGATTATGTAGATATGGATATGCTTACAAAAGCACATGCAACAGAAATAATTTCTGCTGGTAAAAGTAAAAAAGAACTTTTAGATAAAACGATAAATGATGTTGTTCTAAAAAACAATTTAAAAATTTTATTAACTGAATTAAATGGTTCACAAGAAATGATTGATGTGCTAACTACTTCGAAAATGAAAGGTGAATCTAGAATAATTGCATTAGAAAGCATGAAAGAATCTATGAGTTCTAAATATAATCAAAAAGCAGGAGATGCTATACAAATTTATTTAGAAACAATAGAAGCAGGAATGAAGCAAGGATTTACTATGGATGAAATTCTTTCTAACAAATTAAACGTAGGTGGTGAAAGCACAGGAAATTTAGCTAAAGATATTGTAAATTTTGTTAAAAGTGATGCCTATACTAAAGGAGTTGACAATACTAATAGTAGAGCTAACATTGTCCAAGATATTAAAAACGAACTAACACAAAATCAAAACTTAGTAGTAGTAAATGGAAATCCTGCATATCTTTCAGATGCGCAAGCTCTTGGATATTATTTTTCTAAAAAACTTGATATTGCAAATACTGATTTCGATAACCAATGGAGAGAAAGAAGGACAATAGGAACTAGTCAGCAAACACAACCTGATGGAACAATTGTAGAATATCCTGTATATGAATCTATTGGTGAATATAGTAAAAGACAAGACTTATACAAATTAGCTAAAAATGCAAGATTAGATTTAAGTCCAAAAGAATTTGTAAAATTAGGTAAAGCTCTAGGTTTTGATGATGCAAATGTTAAAGCTGTTGCAACAGAAATTTATAAAGTACCTGGTCAAAAACCAATACAAAAACAAGAAGAAGATAAAAATGATAGAGTTACAGACGTAAAAAAAGACGCTATAAATATACACAAAAATAAAATGAGTGAAGCGGATAAAGAAAAATATGGCACTGAATAACACTATACCTACAAGAACAGAATTAATGCAAGCTGGTTACGATGTAAAAACAGTAGATAGTATTATAGGAAATCGTGATACTCTTTTAAAAAAACAAGGATTTAGTCAACATGATATAAATGTTTATGATGGTCTTTATCCTAGAGATAAAGAAGTTATACCTTCTCGAATGTTTGCTTTTGATAATCTATTTAATCTTACAAAAAATGAATACGAAAATAGCAAAAACAATCCTGAAATATTGTCACAATTAATAGACGAAAAAGCAAAATCATTCAATAATTATTACGAAAAGCTTTATACAAATGATAAAAATTTTACTAAATTAGCTACAGATGGTTTGTTAAATTTACAAAAACAAAAACCATTTAAAACCCTAGATTTGTTACAACAAAATTTAATAAATCCTGACGGCACAAATATAGCAGATTATTTAGGAGCAAATAATATTGGTTTATATGATTATGACATAGGTAAACCTGTTTATGATTATTTATTTTCACGATACCCTGATTTTACACAAGATAACAAAGATAATTTGCACTATCTATTTAGCCGTATAGCTTCTAATGAAAGCAACACTACTATGAAATATGATGCACAAAAAAATAGAGGTGGAGCTTTTGGATATGATACAAAAAATGAAATTACTGCACCTGGTAGTTTTCGTGGTGCATTAACTTTGTTGCAAAGACAATATGATAGAGATGGTGACCCTGTTCCATTTTGGGTGTTAGATGCATTAAAACACAATAATCCAACAAGATTAAGTCCAGCTCAAGAAATAGAATTGCAATCAGCAATATATAATAGTGTGCCTGCCAAAATGAGATTAGGAATAGCTAAAGGTAACAAAGAAGTCATGTTAGATTATTACAGAATTTATATAAATGACGATAAACAAAAAGTTGCAGAATTTGCAAAATTATTAGAACAAAACGATAACGTAGTACCTGTTGGTTTTGATTTACCATATTTTAGTGATACTGATTATTCAGTACAAAATACTTTTTTAGAGCCTTATGTAGATAGAGTTAAAAACTTTTTAGGTGGCCAAGGTTATAATGCTATCTTAGGAAATGGTAGTTTAAATCATAGTTACATTGGAAGAGGCATAGATTATGCAAGATTTCATTTTGGCTATATGAGTAAAGATGAAGCAATGAATAAAATTGCTGTTGCTGATTCAATTCATCAAAGTCGTAGTAATGGTTTTAATTCTTTTATGCATGAACTTGTTACTTTTGGACTCAATTATCCAACATATTCTGGATTTGGCAGACTTTTTGCTGCAGGCACAAGTTTTACAAAAATGCCTTTAATTCAATCAATTATAGGTGGAGCTGGTAGTTTTGTAGGACCAGAACTTATGCACCAACCAATACTTGCTGCTCTTAGAGATGGTCAAAAAATAAACAACTTAGAACAATTAAATGATTATTTGTGGTCTAATGAAGCATTGCAAGTATATATGGATTCAGCAATTTTAGGTTCAGTAACTGCAGGTGGTGCAATAATGTTTAGACGAGCTAATAGTCAATTGTTAGCAAATCAAATAGCAAAAAATTACAACAAAAATAATTTTTTAATGTGGGGTGGAGCTTTAGGAAAAACAGAAGCTGCAGGTTCTATATTTGGTTTAGGAACAGGTATGTCTGTTTTAGATTATTACCATACAGGTGAATTTAATTTCCAAGACAATTATCTTTCTGCAAGTGCATTTGTTGGTGCTGTAGGTCTTTCTAAATATGCATTTCGTAATTTTAAATCAATGTTTGAAACAAATAAAATAAGAGATGACCATTTCAAAGAAGGAACACTTGCAAATGATTTCTTAAAAACTGGATATAAAGACCCAGCTACTGTTGCTGGTGAAAATACTTTTGATTTATACATGAAACTTAAAAAAGGTGTAAATGTAATAATTCCTAAAAAATTTAAAATTAATGAAGAAATTACAGGCAATAGTAAAATTGTAAACGAAAAAGAACAAAACGGAACAATCTTGTTAGAAACTGAAAGTCCTTCTGGTGCAAAAAATATTGAATTAGCAGAAAATGTTTTAAAAGATAATGTAAATTCAAATCTTAGATATAATGAAGAAAAACAAAAGTATGAAAACATACAAGAATCTCAACCACGTGAATATAAGATAAATGAAACAGACACAGAAAAATTGTCATTTAATAATGAAAGACCTAATTTACAACGAAATTATTCTTTATCGTTTGTAAAAAATGCATTAGAAGAAGTAGTAAGACATTATGGAACTACGACTGACACAGTTTTATTGCTAGCAAAAGATTATCCAGAATTTAATGAGTATATTGCAGAATCAGGAATTATGCCTGTACCTGATGTTGAAAAAAATTTAAAATATTGGAAACAAGATACTGAATACGATAAAACAAAAGTATTTGGTACAAGCTTTGAAACAACTATTGACCAACACAACCAGGTAATATCAAATATTTTTAATTCAAAGAAAAATCAGTTTCAAGAATTAAATTTAAATGTTGACACAGGTTCAATTGCTATTTTCAAAACAGCAGATATGTATGTTGGATTGCCGTCAAAATTATACAAAATATTGTCAAATCCTAAAAATTTAAAAGGTGATGAGGAGTATGACAAACCATCTATGGTGTTTCATCCTAAAAGAGGGATGGATTTAAATGACGTAAGAGAGTTTATGTATAGTACAGATGTGCAAGAAATTGGTCGTTTAATTTTTATAGACAAAGATGGTAAGGTTCTAGCTAGTGTAAAACCTTTAAATGTAGCACGTTATGCACAATTAATAGAAAAAGCTAAAAAAGAATTCAAAAGAGATGATGAAGCTATAATTGTTAAAGATACAGGTCTTAAAAATGGTGGAACACCACATGAACCTCATGTTTTAATTGAATCAGTATTTGATGAAAAAACAGTAAATTCTATATATAACCAAAAAACAGGGTTAGATTATATAGATGCATCTATGATAGTTTTAGCTGTTACTGGTAAAAAAATTCAAAATGTGCCAACTCAATCTTATGGTCATTATGACCCTACTGATAATACTGTAAACATAAGTCCCAACAAAGTTATAGATGCTTTAAAATTTGGCACTGGCGAAACTTCAACTCAACCACTTGGTCTATTTTACGGAAAAAAATTGCCTGGCTTTGCTTACACTATAAGTCAAGCTATTACAGCTTTTCACGAAATAGGTCACATGGAACAAGGAAATGCAGATGGTTTTACACCAAGTAGTTATGGGTACGAAAGTTGGGGGGAGTTTATCAAAGCTTATGGAGTTGAAACAATTTTCGGAGGAGCAAAAGCTATTGATTTGCCGTTTGATTTTACAGTAGAAGAATTTAGAAATAGAGCAGCTAAATGGGAAGAAGGATTTAAAGCAATAGAAAGAATGGATGCTGATGCTTTATACAAACTTTTTGGTACAGGAAATATTATTGGTAATTTAACAAAAGCAAAAGGTTTTATATATAATGCTATTAACAAAAAAACTGGAGAAATAGACGGAGTATTAGATAAAACAATTTTAGATGCATTATATGAAGAAGCATTGGCAGATGCAAAAATAGCTGAAAAAGAATGGCAAAAAGAAATTGATGCTATGGGTCTTCAAATTACACCGAAAGACATTTTATCTGTTTGGAATAAAACTAATGCAAGAGATTTTTTACCACCTGAATTATATGACAAAATAGCAAGAGCTGATGAAGCATTAAAAAAAGAAATTATTAAACAAGCAATGAAAGGCATTATACATGATGATTTAAAAGTAATAGTTGATTTAATAAATGATGTAGAAATAACAAAACCTGATTTTGCAGCACAAGCTAAAAAAAGATTTGCAGAAGCTGTGCAAAGAGAAATGAATCGCAGAGGAATGGTTACATTAGAACAAATTACAAATGAAATTGCAGATATAAGTTTAATTATAAGACCTCTTACTATGTATACAAACATTACTAAATTTAAAGCAGCATATGAAAAAGTTACTAAAGAAACTTTTATGAAAGTATTAAAAATGAATGAAAAAGAAATTGCAAAAGAAATAGAGAAAGTCAAAAAAAAGATGCGTGGTAGTGCAGAAGTTTTAGGAGTTAGTGAAAACGAGCTGACTAATTATGAAAAATATTTAATTAACTTTAACGCTGCAGAGGTATCATATAGACGTAATAGTGCAGAAATGTATGCTGACTTTATGAGCGCACTTTTAGCACATCCAGAACTTGTTAAAGATAGAGCGCCTAATGCTTTAGAATTATTTCACAATTTTATGGACGAACGACCAACTTTTAAAAAGATTTATACAGAAATATTAAATCAATTAAATGCAGGAACTAATGCTAGAGCAGATGCTGCTATTAAATTTATAGCCGAAGATATGAAAAAAGAATCTGACAATGCTATATCACGACTTAGCAAAAGAACAAAGTCATTAATATTAGACCCATTAAGCAACAATTTTATAGATTTAGCAAAACAAATTTTTGTATCAAAAGAAGCTTACATAAATGCAAGAACAGATAGTTATAGACCATCTCTAACAAATGGTATAGCAAGTTGGAAAAATACTGAACTTTCACCAACAGGAAAACCTACTGGTCGTTATGTAGGACTTAGTGAAGCAGAAAGAGTACAGGCTAAAATAGATGATTACAAAATGTTTGGGTCAACTGTCGAAGCATATCAAATGGACACATTAAATAATGTAGTTAATCCTGCAAAAGAATATCTTGCAGAAAAAGGTAAACCTTATGATTATTTTTCTGTTCTTATAATTGTTAACAGATTACACACTCTTAAAAAAACTGGAGAAAGAGATATTGAATCTCCTTATAAATTAATATCAGAAGATGAATATTTTGTAAATTTAGAAAAAGCACAAGAACAAGTAGAAGCTCTTGAAAATAAAAAAAATGCAGAAACTGAATTACAAGAAGCTAAAGAAAAATTAGATGTTTTAAAAAGTTTAGAAAGATATATAAATCAATTTAGAACTATAGAAGATTTAAAAACACATTTTGATGAAAACTATCCAGAATTAAATAAAATTGCGGAAGTTTTTTATATGCAAAATCGTGAATTTATGAGAAATGCTTTTAGTTATGGTGCAACTGAATCTATAACTAGAGAGCAATATGATATGTTTATAGAAAAAGCACCTATAAAATTTTATGCTACATTAAAACCAGTAGATAAAATATATGATGCAATAGCTAGTCATGATTATACTGGAAGTTTTGGTGGCAGTAAACTTGACACAGCTTTTCACGAAGGTTTTTTTAATACACCTTTAGACCCTGTTTTTGCAACAATACAAAAATTATCTATTATTGGTGCAAGAGAAAAACGTAATCAAGCACTTCTTTCAATGATAGGAAAACCTATTGATGGAGAATATATGTCAGAACGTATTCCTACATCTTCTATAAATTACAAAGAAGATATAGATATGTGGAAAGCATTAGATAACACAGCAGGATTTTTTATACAATATGCAGATGTGTTTCAATATTATGATTCATGGCATAGCATGACTATACCTTTTGATACTAGTGGTCTTACAAAAGAAGAATTAAAAGAATATAATGAACACAATCCTAAAAACACACGTGAACACATAGAGTTTGTACAAAAATTTTCTAAAAAATTATTTAAAGAAAAATTAGCTCGACCATCAGCAGTGCCAGTAGAATATAAAGGAAAAGTAATAGAGCAAACTAAAAGATTTAAGGTATACGGAATGTCTAAGTATAGAGTTTATTATGGTAACAGTGGAGATGTTCGCAAAATAGTTAACACAAGGTCAAATGAGAAATTAACTAAAGAAGAATATGTCGAACTAGCTGCAGAACAAAATGAAGAAATAGCTGAGTTCTACGAAAAATATAAAAAAGCTCCTAAAAGAAAAAGAGTGCCTCTAGGTATTTATCCAAAAAAAGAGTACGGAGGTATAACCCCAGAAATTAGAATTAGCTATGAAGACTTTAATCCAAGAGCAGAAATAAAAAATAGAAAAGAAATGGAAAAAAAAGGTTATGTATTAGAAGGAGTACCAATGCTGCCTAGAATAAATCGTAAAATACGTATTGGTAGAAGAACAGTAAATATAGAAACAAACGAAATAGATAGAGCAAAAAATCCTAGACCTGAATATCGTTGGGTAAATGAATTTATGTCATTAGACCCTATTGAACTTAAATTAATTTCCAAATTTGTGTTAAGCAGTGTTAGTTTAATAAAACAAGGTTATACAGGTGCAAACCCTGCGTTTTGGTGGACAAACATAATGATGGACGTAGGAACTGTGTTACAAAATACAGATGTTAAATTAGTAAATTTATCAATAAAAAAATGGAAAGATGGGTTGCCACCTGACCAAAAAAGATTAATGACTGTTTTTGGACGAGATGTATCTTTTGGATATAGTCTTGTTACTGCAATGGTAGAATCAATAAAACAATCTAGATATCTTTATGCTAAACAAGAAAATTTAGATGCAATAAGTAAATGGATGTATCAATCTGCTGTCGTTCTTGCTAGAAAAGATAGAAGTAATTTTGCACAAACTTATACAGATGCATTACCTAAAGAAGTTGTTAAAGATATAGAAGATTTAACAAAAGACCCTAAAGATTATGTAGATTTTATTAAAGACCCTGTTACTCGTTCTGCACAACAGTTTACTGCAGCATGGAACGCCTTAAGTCAAATTGGTAAAGCAACAGAGTTTGTAACTAGAAATGCTGTGGCTCGTTATAAAATAAATCAAAAACAAGCAGGCAAGTTAAATCAATCACAAAGACAAATAGCACAACTAGTAAGAAGACAAATTGTTGATTTTACACAGGGAGGAAATCCTCTATTAGAAATACCTTTTCTTTTTTATAGAGCTACAGTAGCTGGTTTTTATGCAGTAACTAAAAGTGAAAAAAGGTCTAGGCAAGAAGACCCTAGACAAAAATGGTACAGAAGAAATTTTTGGCAAGCAACTTGGAAATATGCAGCAACATTTGAATTACTAAGAGCGCTTGGACTATTTGGTTTTATGGGCGAAGAAGTAGAAAAAATGATGAAAGCTGTTAAAAAATACGATGATTTATTTTATTGGGTTGTACCTATTGGAAAAGAAAAAGTAAATGAAACTGAAAGACGAATGTTAGGATTTGATGCATATAGACCTGTATATTTCAGTTTTAGAAAATCACCATCAGTTTCTGTTCAATCAGAAGTTCTAAGAAATATGATTTCTCCAGTTATTAAAGAAGCAAGATACAGCATTTTAGCTCCTTTACAAGATGCTGTTGGTGTAAAAAGAGATAACCCTATTACAAGAGGTGATTCAGATTGGCTTACATCAGAAAGTGGAACAGATTTTAAAAATGTTGTAACAAGAAATGTACCATCAGAATCTGGTGGATATGAAATGGTTGGTGATTTAATTAGTATAATCTTGCAAGACCAAATAGAAAATCCTTTTAATGGTATAGGTATGATTGACCCTGATGTTATAAAAGGAATGAAATCAGAAAATGCGTTTCAACCAAATATAAGTGAGCCTAGACCTTTTGCATCTATAGTTGGTCCTTTTGATTTAGGAAGAGTTCATAAAGAATATTACAAACAAGCTCTTGCTGCTTTTTGGAACAAATATTTTTCATCAACTATGTTAACATTTAAAGCTGATATAGGCGAAACAAAAGATAAACCAAAAGGTGCGGTGTCTAAATATACAGAAAGTATTTTTGGAAGAGTAACTGGTATCAATAGATTTCTAAGAGTAGGAAATGTCATGGGAGAAAGAGAAGCAACAACTGATATTAAAAATTATGATAATTCAAAAGCTTTAAATAGAGCAAATGAAAGAATATTGTTAAACAAGTTATATTCTGGAAATGATTTAACACAAGAGGAAGCTAACGAATTAGATGTATATTTACTACAAAACAAAAACAATACAAATTTTAGAATTATGATTAAAAATAGTTTATATAATAATGGTAATTACACATATTTCTTAGACAAATATTATAATGCTCAAAGTAAAGCTAAAAGAATGTATTTTTTAGAAAGAATAATAGAGTCTAATAAAGGATATAATATGGACTATAGTAAAGAAAAAGAACGTGAAAAAGCAGAAAAGGAAGTAGATACTGATAAAGAAACTACAAAACCTAAAGAAGAGGAATATGAGTTTATACCAGAAAGTTTAAGATAAATGTGATATAATAATGGAGAATAACAATGACAGTAGCAACAACGATTATTAAAAATAGTTACAGTGGAGATGGCAGTCAAACTACCTTTGCGTACGCTTTTAAAATATCTGCAGATGCAGATTTAGAAGTTATTATAAGGTCTGCAGCAGGTACAGAAACTGTTAAAACACTTACGACACATTATACAGTAACTGGTGCAGGAGAAGCATCAGGGGGTAATGTAGTATTTACTGCAGGAAATATACCTACAGCTACTGAAACAGTAGTTATTAGAAGGTCTACAATTCAAACACAAACACTTGACTTAGTAGAAAACGACCCGTTTACAGCAGATTCTGTAGAAGGTGCATTTGACAAAAATTTATCAATAGCGCAAGAACTACAAGAACAAATAGATAGAAGCATAAAAATTTCCAGAACAAATACTATGACCTCTACTGACTTTACCACATCTGCTAGTGAGAGAGCAAGTAAAATTCTTGCTTTTGATACAAGTGGTGAGATATCAGTAACACAAGAATTAGGCACATACAGAGGAACAGATACTACTGTTACAACAGAGGCATATGTGCAAAGAGATATAGTAAAATCTACAACAGCAGGACAACTTAACAATGTATATATTTGTGTAGCAGATGCAGTTGTAGGAGATTCTTTAACAGATACAGATCATTTTGAATTATTAATAGATGCTGTAAGTGCAGCAACAAGTGCTACAAATGCAGCTACTTCTGCCTCAGCAGCAGCAACCTCAGCTACTACAGCAACAACTAAAGCATCTGAAGCAGCTACAAGTGCAACCAATGCAGCTACATCAGCTAGTACAGCAAGTACACAAGCAAGTAATGCTTCTACTAGTGCAACTGCAGCAGCATCAAGTGCAACCTCTGCTGCCAGTTCTGCTACTACAGCTACAACTAAGGCATCAGAAGCATCAACATCAGCAACTAATGCTGCAACAAGTGCTACTAATGCAGGTAACTCAGAAACAGCAGCAGGTACAAGTGAAACCAATGCTGCATCCTCAGCTACAGCAGCAGCTTCTAGTGCTACAAGTGCTAGTGGTAGTGCTACAACTGCAACAACAAAGGCTAGTGAGGCAGCAACCAGTGCTACTAACGCAGCAAGTAGTGCGACATCAGCAGCATCAAGTGCCACAACTGCTACTACAAAAGCATCTGAGGCATCTACGAGTGCTACAAATGCAGCAGCAAGTTATGATAGTTTTGATGATAGATATTTAGGAGCTAAAAGTTCAGCACCAACAGTAGACAATGATGGAGATGCGTTGATTACAGGTGCATTATATTTTGATACCACTGCAGATGAAATGAGAGTATATAATGGTAGTGCATGGGCAGCAGCAGGTTCAGCAGTAAATGGAACTTCTGGCAGATTTGTTTATACAGCAACTGCAGGACAAACAACAT